GCTACACAACTAATAGGAAAGATAATATTTGGTGTATACTTTTTTATTAACCCGTAGCACTATTAAAAAAAAGAATTTAAAATGCTTAAAAATAAATGGATATGGGCAAGTGTTGTAATTGTTGTTGTAGCAATAGTGTTATGGCAAACAGGAATATTTGCTCCAGACGTACCAGTAACTACTGGATAATTTAAATTTATAAGACTATGCTTAATTTTTTATTATTTGTTTTCTTATTACTATATGTGAATTATATAATTGACAGATGGATTGAAGATAATTTCTAATACAACAATAAAACAATTACAATAGCAAGTTCAACAACTATAACAGTATGATATATTGTCCATAGTATTTCTTTATTCTTTTGCTTCATTGCATCCACATTATACATTGGTATCGTACACCTTTTGTGACGGGGTGGACTTCGTGTGGATATAAGAATGAACTTGGAAATACAACAGCATCACCTGTACATAGATAACGGAATTGATGTTTGTCCTGCCAGAAGGTTAATGCTCCACCTTCAAATTTATCATTAAGTTTTATATCTAATGTAAGTGTCCTTGGACCAGCTGTATATGCATCAATGTGTTCTTTAAAATAATGCCCTACTTGATAACGCATTATTTGTATACCTGTGTGCTCAGTACACTTATGGAGGTATGGATATGACTTTTGCACGTGTTTAATAGCATTATTAATGTTATCAACACATACACCTCTATGCTCGTTCATCATTGTATAATGACATTTGCGATCAGTAGTAACTATATTCACATCGTTAGATACGGCTGTTTTTGCTACTTCCCAACCGTCCCATGGGGATTCGGCTTCACCTTGCTGTTCTGCCCATTCTATAATTTGTTCACAGGTTTCTGGTGCGAGTAAGTTTTGATATACTTGCACATAATCTTTTAAATCTGTGCTATCAGCCATTTTCGTCATATGCTTTCCACAGGTTCCATTATTGTTTTTCTATTCTATCTAATTGTTCGTAGAGTTGATACATCCTTTCTCTAAAAACGTCTCCAACTTTATCCCCCGGAGCGAGTTTAAACTTGGGATCTCCACGCATTTCTTGTATTTCTTCTCTAATTGAATTAGCATCTTTTCTAACACCAACAGTAGTATTATTAATAGGGTTAGGCATTCTACCTTGCTCCATTAACTGTTCCAAATACATAATACCTTCTGCTGAATCTACTAACGGTACATTCAATACTCTTTCAGGTAATGTATTTGCATACTTTTTAACTGCATCTAATCTTGCTTGATAATTGTCACCCCACTGTACTTTTAGTGCTGACTCTTCTTTAACAAGATCTGATCTTGGTGCATTTTGCATTTGGTCTTGTACTTTAGCTATTTGATCCGCATAAAGGGCCAATGCAGTTTTAACTTGTGCTTGGGAAAAGTTTCCTTTTTTGAATACTTCTGATACTTCTCCAACTAAATCTTCTGGGAATTCTGATAACCCAACGTCTTTAGTAATTGAAAAATCATATTCTTTAGGTACATGGTTAGTCATTTTCTTTTCTAACTCACCATATGACTTTGCTAAATCTTCTGGAGATTTAAACTTTTCTGGTAACCATCCCGGTCTTTGTTCTTCTTGTACTTCGTCTGATGCTTTAGCAACTGACGTATCTGCAGTAGGTTGTACCTGTGCTTGTTCC